CTGCAATCAACTACAACCGCCCAACAACGGATAACCGCGTCAGTCGGAGCTGCTGTGTTAAGCAACAAGTCGATAGTGTCAGCGGATGCTACAACAGTTGGGTTAGCCAAAGCTGTGGAAGTAAACGCAACTGCGTTAGATGCTACGTCATTCCCATAGGCATTAGCAGCAGCAGGAGAGCCACCGGTAAACCCAAGGTCGAATGTAGCAGTGGTATTGGTGGTCTCCGCAGAGGTTACGTCAATACCGGCTGATAGTACAATAGACTTAGCAGGTAGAGGGATTACCTGTAGCGTATCGGTAGCTACTAATGCAGCCACGCCAGCCGCAGAGCGCGCAGCAACCACGTCGGCGAAGTTAAGTTCTACTTCAACCAAAGAAGTTCTATGCAGACCCGCGTTAACAGGTAGCGCAGCAGAACCTTTCTGGAACCCTAAAGAATCAGTATATGCAGTCATTCTAAATCTCCTAATAATTAGGGGCCGTAGCCCCTATTTTTAACCTAAGGTTACTACCGCAGTAGAAAGAGCTTCGGGCTTAGTCACTTTGTAGCCGTATACTTGCAGGCCACGGATGATATCGCCGAAAGTTGTTTCTGAACGCAAAGTTTCCATCTCAGTCATTTGCGAAGCAAAAGTAAAGCCCATCTTGTGTCCAGCAACGATGTCGTACTTAGCGCCAGTTCCTGAACCTGTTACGTTCAAGTTGTGCGATACATAGACTGTGAACCGATCAATCATACCCAAGCGGCCATTACGGAGTGGAGATATAGAATCACCAGTAATAGAAGCATCTTTGAGTTCTGATTTCTTAATCAGTCCCGCCATACGTGCTGGGATAATAACAAAGCGGTCTGACTCAGGTGCGTTAGCCTCGTCAAGTACTGTGCCCATATCGACCAGAAGGTCAACGACAGGAGTAGTGCTTGAAGCGCCGTCCTTAGTAACAGCCACAGGGCTGCCTGAAGTACCTAAGTTGAAGCTCTGGCTAATACGACCGGCAGCAGCGCCTTTGTTGATCGCAGAGATGTCAGGTAGCATATCGACTAATACACGCTGGTCAATCTTAATCTTCATCTTCTCAGATGCGTCTTTAGACCAAGTGTCCATCAATTTGATATCTGACTGAACCCGATCAATGTCGTCTTCAACGCAAGCGAAGTACTCACCTTTGTCGATAAGCAACTGGATCTTAGGCTTGTCAGGGTTTTCGACCTGAATAGCTTGGCCTTTTACATAGTCCTTGATAGTGATCTCAGGAGTGGTACGGATGTTAACCGTGTCACCCATGTTTCGGATCTCACCTTCGTAGTCAGTGTTAGCGATTGCAGCAAGTACAGTCGCATCGTAAAAGTTCTCGATCAATTTACCCGACCAAATTTCGGGGATGAAGTTGCCGCTATAGTTTACACGGCCTGAAGCTACTGGAAAGCTCATTGTAAATCTCCTTAACTAATTAACTGTTTTGAAGGCGACCTTCCCGTTGTGCCGAGAAGATATCGCTTTCTATCCGATCACGCTCTGCCTCTTTGCCAACATACTTACCTTTGCGAACATCCTCAAAGAACTTCTTGATATCTTCGGGTGTGTACATTTTAGCAGAGTTGTTTGTAGGTGCTCCACCGCTTTTTGCACGGCCCGGAGCAACTTGCTTTTCGAGTTCAGAGTTAGTGACATTTTTGTTTTGAGCAACAGATTGGTTCCCAGACATCCCTTGCCAAGTCTCAAAGAAACTCGCAACACGGCGAGAATCAAGATTCTGTTGTGCATCCTCTAAATATGTTTGGCGGTTAATACCAGTCAGTGGGTCAACCTGTAACAACCACGCTTGGAAATCAGCGCTGTCATTTATGTCTCGCCAATCAGGTACTACCGCAGTCAGGTCAGACCAGAACTGCTGTTCCGATGAAGCTGCTTGACGCTGCACAACCTGTTGCATTTGAGGTACGACGCTAGAATTTAACTTGTTGATAGTGTTCTCTAACTGAGCAATTTTACGCGCTGCGGCAGAAAGCTCTTCACGAGTTACTTTACGCATCATATCAATAGAATCGCCATACTCCTCGATATCGCTGTCAGTGACATACTTCTCTTGGGTTGGCTCATCTTTCTTAGCAGGTTGTGAATTCATCGAAGCTAGTAGTTGCTCTAGCTGCTGAACACGGTTTGTCAAATCACGGTTTTGAGAATGCAGACGCGGTACTTCTGCGTTGTACATACCCTGTAGGGTCTTGTACTTCTGGACATAATCTTCTTCAGACTTTGGCTCGTCTACCTTTTGCTCTTTCTCGGTAGCGGGCTGTTGTACACTCTGCACATTACTGTCGGCTGGTAGTTGCTCTTGTTCTGAATCGGCCTGATCTCCAGTTGCCTCTTCATTACCAGTGGATTCCTCCATCTGCTTGTAGAGTTCCTGTACTGCCTCAGTTTGTTTGCGAAGTTGTTCTGGAATTGCCATGTGTTACGCTCCTATCGGTGTGCGTTAATTAAGTAAGGCGAGTCATTATGACTTTGCCGCGATTGTAGGGGATTCTTTCACAAGCTTTACAAGCTCGTTCAACGTCTGACACCGCCCCTGATACAGTGTCGGGTTGTTAGTTGCAAACGGGAGCTGCTCTAATTCGTGTTGCCGCCACTGCTCCAACCACGTCAGAATATCTGGATGCTGGGTCGCAATAGAGGCAAGCTGCCGAATTATGTGTTGGTCGGGTTTAATCACCCTGCACCCCCCGTGTCACGGTTCATCACCGTGTTAGCCTGCATTCCCCCTTTCGGAGTGCCGTCAGGCTGCGTTGGTGTTGGCTGTTGCGCTTGGGCTTGGGCTTGCGCCTGCTGTGCAGCCATGTTTGC